TGCGAGTAAGGAATCCTTACCTGTCACCCTCCACGCCGCTGCACACCCGCCACACCCCGCCATCATCCACCAGCGGCAGCGCCAGGCTGATTTTCTCCAGCATCGCCCGCGCCCCGCGCGGCGTAATCTCCAAGTGCTGCGCCAGCTCGCGCACCGTCACCTCCCGGCCCTGCGCCAGCAGCCAGGTCGCCCTGGCCACCCGTTCCGTTGGCAGCATGTCGAGCACCGTTCCCTCCCTCGCTCAGAGCGTCAGCACGCCCCGCTCCTCGTACACTGAGCCAGCCTCCCCGCCGTGGAGCGTCGCCCGCCCCAGGGCCATGATCAGCGCAACTAGGCCGTCGATTTTCTCCGTGCTGCGTCTCTTGTCTGGCGCCAGATTGTTGTTACTGTCCGTGCGCGCCACCAGGTTGTGCGCATTCCAGCGCAGCACAGGGTGATTTCCATGCGCAATCTGTTTGGCGATCAACAGCTTTTCCAACTCCTTCATTGGCGGCGACATCGAAATGGTGCCCTGGGCAAACTGCACCATCGTAAAGCCGGCGTTGGCCATCCGCACATAGACAGCCGCCGCGCCGTAGCGGTCGAAGGCGATCTCCTGCACGTCGAAGGTTTGGGCGTCGGCGTCGATCTGCGCATACACATAGTCGTAATCGATCACTTCGCCCGGAATCGCTGCGATCTGTCCGGCGGCGACCCACGTGTCGTATGGCACCCGCTGCGCCCGGCTGCGCTCGATCATCGCCGCTTCTGGCACCCAGAACCGGGGCAGGACCCGGTACAGCGGATCGTCGCCGTGGGGCGGGAAGACCCAGACCAGCGCCGTCAGGTCCTGTGTGCTGCTC